GACCCCTACACCGGCGCGATCCTGCACGACCTGACGATCGGCGAGTTCGATGTCATTGTGTCTAACACCCCGGCCCGCGAGACCCTCGAAGATTCGCAGTTCGAGCAGGCCATGAGCCTCCGCGAAGCGGGGGTGGAGATTCCGGACGAGACACTCATTGAGAACAGCCGACTCAATCGACGCAGTGACATCATCAAAAACATGCGCGAGGAGGCGACCGGCGAAGAAGCGAAGTACCGTGACGAGCTGCAGAAGAAGGACGCGGAACTGGAGCTGGCCAAGAAGAAGGCTGAGGGCGATAAAGCCGCCGCTGACGCTGAGCTGAAGACGGCCAAGGCGCAGATGGAACAGCTGCAGATAAGGATCGAGTCGCAAGGCATGAATGATGGTAATGCCGAACGTCAGGCTGCGCTGATGGAGCAGATGCAGCAGGCCGAAATTCGTAGCCGCGAGGCAGAAGGTGAATTCCGCCAGCAGCAGCAGGAATTCTTGCAGTCAGTGCGTGAGTTCGAGGAGCGGATGCGTCAGAACGAAGAAGAGCACGATCAGGGCATTATCCACAACCAAGAAGATCATAATCTTGCAATGGAGCACAAAGACGAGCAGAATAAGGCCACAGTCGCCGCTAAGAAGGCAGCGGCTAAAACGACACCGCCCCCCAAAAAAGCCGGAGATAAATAATGCCCCCAGAAGATTTTAACGCCGAAGCAGATGCCCTCGCCCGAGGCGACGTCGTGCCCGCAGCCGCAGCAGAGCCTGAGGCTCCTAAAGTCGACGAAGCCAAGGAAGCTGCGGACGCCAAAGCCGTAGCCGACGAAGCCGCAGCCGCCGCAGCCGACAAGACCGGCGATGACGCAGGTAAGACCGGCGATGACGCAGGTAAGACCGGCGATGACGACGCTCCGAAAGGGAACATGATTCCCCAAACGCGCTTCAATCAGGCGGTAGGTAAGGAACGCAGCCGCGCCGAGACGGCGGAAGCTGAGCTGTTGAAGTATCAGAACCGTGAGCGGCAGCTGCAAGAAGCGGAGAACCACGAAGCCTCGGAGCTGAAGGTCAGGGAGATGTTGAAGCAACACTCCAGCCTGTTGGCTGACGGAGACCTCGACAAGGCGTCAGAAATTATGGGGGATGTACTGCAGCTGCGCGACGACATGCAGAATGCCCGCATGGACAGGCAGGCAGACAACGCCCGCAACAGCGCGAAGGTCGAAGTACAGTATGATGCCACCGTTGAGCGCTTGGAGGCGGAGTATCCCGAGATCGATCCGGACTCTGATGCTTTTGACCAAGCCGCTGTCCGCCGCGTGCAGATGATGGTTACTGGAATCATGCAAAGTGAGGGCAAGAACCCAGCCGAAGCATTGCTGGAAGCCACGGACATCCTACTGAAACCCCAAAAAGAAGCCCAAGGCTTGCGCGACAAACCTTCTGAAGAGGCGATCGAGTCCGGGTTGCGGCGCACGCAGCAGCAGATTGACAAGAACATCAAGGCCGCCGAAGCGCAGCCACCCGCGACGGCGGAAGTCGGGGCCGACCACGACAAGACTGGCGGCGCGCTGGATGCTGAGGCTGTCTCCAAGCTGAGTTGGGACGAGTTTATCAAGGTACCCGACGAAGAACTGGCTAAGATGCGCGGGGATTATATAAACTAGATTCCCTTTTGGATTTAGTTGTTCTATAGTCAGAATTATCGTATCGGAAATTAGCGAGATAATTTCCCGGTTCTTCCACGTAACGGTTGAATGCTCGGTGTAACGACGTACGTTACAAACAACTTGGATTCATTTTGAGGAGCTGAGCCGTTATGGCCTTAACAAATTTTGGATTGCTCACCGACGAGCAGAAAACTATCTGGAGTATGGATCTGTGGAAGCAGGCTCGTAACTTCTCTTTCGTTAACCAATTTCTCGGGAAAGACTCGAATTCGATCATTCAGCACATCACTGAACTGAAAAAATCGGAGAAGGGTGCCCGAGCAGTGATTACCTTGCTGGCCGACCTCGAAGGAGACGGTATTGCAGGAGATCGCACGCTGGAAGGCAACGAAGAAGCAATGAAGTCCTACGATCAAGTGATTCGTTTGGACCAGTTGCGTCACGCCAACCGGCACGAAGGTCGTATGGCCGATCAGAAGTCTATCGTCGAGTTTCGTAACAACTCTCGCGACGTGCTGGCTTACTGGCTGGCAGATCGTATCGACCAAGTGGCTTTCCTGACTATGGCGGGCATGGATTACAGCAACGCCAACTCCGGCGGACAACGCACAGGTTCCGACCTGAGCTATCTGGAGTTCAACGCGGATATCGTTGCTCCCTCAGCTAAGCGTGTCGCGCGCTGGGATGTTACAACTCCCGGCAGTTCTGCGGGCGAGCTGATTATCGGTGGAGCCACTAGCGATGTAGTCGCGACGGACTACCCGACTTGGGACTTGTTCGTACAGTTGAAGGCATATGCTAAGGATAATTATGTCCGGGGCGTGAAGGAAAAAGGCGGTGAGGAAACTTACCACTGCTTCTTGTCTCCACAAGCAATGTCGCGCCTGAAGTTGGACGACAACTACATGCAGAACCTTCGCCACGCGCAACCGCGTAACAGCGAAAACGGGCTGTTCACTGGCACCTCAGTGAAGATCGACGGCATTTACTTCCATGAATTCCGCCACGTACCCAATACGCGTCTTGCCACCAGCGGTGTGGACAAGTGGGGTTCTGGTTCGGATGTTGATGGTTGCCAGCTGCTGTTCTGCGGCGCACAAGCGATGGGTATGGCTGATATCGGTTCACCTGAGTGGGTCGAGAAAGGTTTTGATTACGAGAATCAACAGGGCGTCAGCACTGGTAAGATTCTTGGTTTCTTGAAGCCTCAGTTCTACACCCAATATTCTGGCGGCACAGTCGAAGATCACGGTGTGATCTCTGTCTACACTGCACAATAAGGGGAGACTGATATGTCACTTTTAATTGCTTCACGAACTGCTCAGACACCTCTGGTTGCTGAGTTCGCTTTCAATTTCGACGACACCATGGTTGATACCTCTGGTACCACCGACGATTTTGGAAAAACCAACATCACAGCTTCAACCGTCATGATTATCCCGCTGCCTCCGGGCGCGCAGGTAACTGGCGGTTCGGTCACTCGTTCTGTCGCATTTGACACAGCGGGTTACGCGATTACTATCGGCGATACTACCGATCCTGATCGTTATTTAACTTCTGCGGACCTAAAGGCCGTCGGTACCACAGCTCTGGTCCCAACCGGATATGTGGGCGTTGGGGAGAACATAGTACTTGTGTTCACCAACACTGACGTATGTACTACTGGCGCTGCCAAGGTACTGGTCGAGTATGTTGTTGCTGATCGTAGCTGCGAGGTACAGATCGCCTAAATAGCGATCCTCAGAAAGGGGGGCTCCGGCCCCTTTTTTTCAATTTTTTAGGAGTTTGCTATGCCCTTGTTTACCCTACACCGAAATTATCTTCTACGTACCACCAAAGGTCACGCGATCAAGTTTGAGAAAGGGAAGCCAGTTCACGTTCCCCCCATCTGCGTGAATGACGCTGTTGCGATTGGTGCGATAGCCGTAGACGGCGACGTAGACGTACTTGGTGAGGAAGAGGAAGTAGTCATCCCCCCGACTGCCGCAGAACGAAAGGCGAAAGTATTCGAGGCCTTCCGTACTATGGCGGGGCGAGAAATACGCGAGGACTTCACCGCTAGTGGAGTCCCTAATGCCAAGCGCTTACCGGCGCTGATGGGTTTTGAAATTACCTCCAAAGAACGCGATGCATATTGGTTGGAGTTCAGAGCTTCGGCACAGGAAGAAAAAGACCAAAATGAACTTGACGCGGCAATCGCACGAGAAGCAGCAGATTAATGGAGTCGCACGAGCTGCTATGCACGTTTCGCGAAGATTCTATCGACAACGTAGAGCCGTATTTATGGGGTGATAGCGAGGTTTACCGGTATATAAACGACGCGTACTTTATGTTCGTCCGGCTCACCGGCGGCATCTCTGATGGTTCGTCTGCTGCAACGCAGCTTACCGCTACAGCGGATACAGCTACTACCTTACTCCACGAGAGCGTCATGCGGATTCGTACCGCGCGCAACATCACAGACAATAAACCGCTCAAGGTCATCAATGTTCAAGATACTGACAACTTGACCACGGAAGACTACGGTATTATTCGAGCCATTAGCGACCCCACTACAATCGGCTCCGTTCGATATATGATTATCGGCGAAGAAGAAGATTATGTTCGCTGGGTTAATATCCCCGACCGAGACATAACGGTCCAACTGGTTATCGAGCGGCTCCCCCTAGTTTCAATTACCCGCTCGCGCCAGCGTTTCTTGGGCGTGCGGTCGGAGCACCATTACCACCTCCTGAAGTGGGTCCGCCACCTCGCCTATCGCAAGCAGGACGCGGACACGTTCAATTTGGTAAAGTCTGACCAAGAGCGGGATGATTTCACTCAGTATTGCGAGTTCGCCAAGCGTGAGAAGGACACTCGTAAGCATAAAGTACGCACTACTTCATATGGGGGGCTATAATGGGCGACAGGCCGATAAGACGAGCGCAGATTGCGCTGAGTGGCGAGGGCCTGCGCTCGCGCGTTGCTACAGCGGAGAAGCGCGCGCTGGGTAATAGGCCGAAGCCGAAGGCCAAAACTAAACCAAATACTCCCAACCTAATCAAACCCAAGAAGAAGTTCGTGGATGCGCGGCAAACGAAGATCGCGGCCGCCGCCGCTGCCGACCGAGCTGCCATTGTGGCGAGGAACAAAAAAATGAGCCTACGAAGCAAATGAACGGCATACTAAAAAACTTCTCCGTAATCGGGGACGAGTTCCGCCATTGGTGGTACGCAATGAAGAAGGAGCACCTGCCTCGCTTCAAAGAGGCCAGTTTGCGGAGCGGCAAGAACAACGTGGTTCACCTACTGGTAAATTTGCTCACCGAGACCGTGCGCGCCATGCCGCGTACTGTGACATATTCCCTACTTTTCTACGCGGGCTACCAGATAACAGGGGCGCTACTCTAGCTTTTTTAGTACGTTCGAATAGTGTAGGATACCCAAGTACAACTACCGTAAAAGGGCCAGCCGTGCCAAATATGATGAGTCCAGAGGAAGTTAAAGTAGTTAAATGGGTGGAGTGGATACTTGCTCCCATTTTGGTTATTTCTGTACTCGCCCTCGGAAGATGTACCGCCAGCGCCCAAGATGAGTTGATTATACTTCAGCGGGATGTAGCCCTTGGTGTTAAGGTTCATGACGAGACGAACGCGGCCATCAAAGAAATACAAAGAGACGTGAACGCTACTAAGGTCGTCATTAGCGCAATGCGGGCAGACCAGAGAAACAACGAAAAACGGATTAATACTATCCATATCCAGAACACCGAGATTATAAGACTTCTACGGGAGAAGTAGGTGAACATCACGCTGCGTCGAGTGTACGACACCCCCCAACTTACGTTTGGTATTCTGCAGTTAGGGATACATACTTTCACCACCCTAGAAGATGCCTTCCACATCCCTAAGATCGCAGGCAAGACGCGTATACCCCACGGCATTTATCCTATAGACCTGCGCACAACCTCCCCAATGGCGGCTCGATACGTAGAGCGATTTGGGGAGCAGCACGCGGGCATGATCTGGGTCAAGAATGTGCCTAATTTCGATTATGTGTACATCCATGTAGGTAATGACCCGGAGGATACCGATGGGTGCTTACTCATTGGGCGTACAATAAACCTCAAGGGCGGGGTTGTAGGACAATCAGTAGACGCCTATAAAGAGTTCTTCCCTCTCGTCATGGCGGCACTGGAACGAAATGAACAAGTCTCCCTCACCATTACCGACCAATTCACTTAAACAGCGTTTTTTAGATTCCGCGGAAGTTGTCGACGCATGGCGCGTATTTCCTCGGCTCTACCTCGCGGTATATCTCTACATTCTCTGGGATGTTCACAGCTGGTACAAAGCTCTACCCTCCACTGCATACCCTGATGCCTACGCTGCCTTGATATGGGGGGCGATATCTGTCCTGACAGGTTTTTATCTTGGATCGGGCCGAAAATGGGGTCCATAGGTAGACACCACGTGGATAATAGTTTATTACTTATGTAGTGGTGTCAGGCTCCCCCGCTATTTTGTGGTTGTGCCTGCTTCCGCAGGATATGGGTGGCTTGATGCCACTCTTACTTAAATAAGCAGGAGCAACACATGGCTATTAACGACCTTCATAAAACATACCCAAACCGTAATATCGGACTACGCTCTGCCGCAAAGCAGTGTTTCGAGTTTGGCCAGACCATTGCCCGCGAACCGTCAGCGGCGCACAGCAACGGGCTGGACGAACACGCTATTAAGCGCCAACGCCAGTACATCCAGAAAGCGCGTGATGTAGTTGAGCGTCTACATGCTCGTCCCATCCCCGACCGCCCTGCATCGCATCCCACACAGATGCCGATTAACTTGTCAGTGCCATATATCTACTTCACAGTCAGTTTGAATGATAGTGAAGTGCCGATGAACGAAGCCACGCAGGAGCTGGCTGAGAATTGGTTGACTATGGCTGTTGAGCTGGCAAAGAGTCAGTCTGCGGGTATTGCTGGCTCATTGGTTGAGTTCGACTACACTCGTGCAGTGAATAATCTACTGGTGTTGGAACAGCTAGTTGATGAAATCGCAGCTCGCCCTACAGTGGACTTGCCCGAGACGAGCGACCCCGGCAGCACTCACGGCCCACGGTCGGGTGGAGCCGCAAGGTAGTAACACACGGCACCCCCCGGCGAGCCGTTGGCTTTCCGGGGTTCACTCGTTATAGGAGATAGAAAATGTCAGAAGTACTGAAAAAGCCACACTTCTTTGATGTGGTTATGAACTCCACCAGTGTCATTGAGGAAGGCGATGTTCCCGGCTTCCCCGCAGGCATATACCTGAACCAAGAAGTAATTGTTCGCGAGTACGCTTTTACCCCGGCGGAACTCACAGCAAAGCAGATGCCGTTCACCAAAGTAGTGATCCCAGCGATAGTTGGGGCTTTCGACGAGTTGTCGAAGCCCTTACAGGAGATGGGGATGCAACAAATGGCGGATGCCGTTGTTGCCGACGAGGAAAGGCGAAGGGGTAGAGGCAATAGGAACCAGTAACTCCGATGAAAGAGCAGGACGTTCCAGTAGTTTGGGTGGCCTGTTGCGGCCTTTTCTGGTTGGGGTTTTATAGCCTAATTTTGTGGTCTGTTTACATGGTTGCCACAAGAGCAGCGTATTGATGACCAGAAAAATTATCGAAGTATTGAGGGTGGCCGCTATAATGGTGGCCGCCCTTTTTGTTTTCACCTACGGAAATTGTTTGTTCTGGGCGACAGTAGCTGCGAATAGCCAAAATCCACCAGCGAATGCATTCCAATGGGCCGAGGGATGGAAACAGACGAAGATTGTATGGACTGGCTACCTCGCAGCCGTCACCCCATCAAGCGCACCCAGCGATACCCTCAGTACTCAGACCACGAACTGATACCGTTCTTCGAGTACATCTCGCAGGGCTACTGCTACAAGCAGGCTGCTGACAAGTGCCTCTATCCACCCGAGTGGATTATGAATACACTGTACAGCGATGATGACACATACGGCTATATGCTTGATCTGTCGATGGCAGCCGGTGCTCGGATACGCGCCGGAGCACAAAAACCGCCCCCTGACCGGCACGATAGATTATATGACGCTTGGAGATAAAACATGATGTGGTTGGGACGTATAGCCGGTGTATTGCGGCTGAAATGGGTACCCTATGTGGCTATCTTGTGGGGCACCTCTGTTGGCGGCGTCAGTCTTTGGTCGTACATGAAGGGCAAGGAGGTCGTCGAAAAGAAGATGGCCCGCGAGATAAACAAAGCGCTGGAAGCTCAATTGGAGGAATTTCAGCGTGTTCACGATGCGGACTTGGAGACGCTTGTTCATTCTCTAGCTGCTGAGCAGGAGATAAAGAGCCATGTTGATGAAATTGAGTTCCCTGAGATTGCTCCTGATTGCGAATCTGCTCTTCATGACTGGATGCGGCAGTTCGATGGTGCTATCAAAACCGCAAACGGCGGTTCCTGACGAACTGATGCAGCCGCTGGAGCCGATGAGAAGTATGGAGCAGGAGCCAGCCGGTAATATGTGGGAAATATACCAGCACAATATTGAACACTGCTCAGTTTGCTATATCCGGTACAAAGCACTGATTGAGGCCGTTAAGGCTAGGGACGAAAGAGATTGACAACTCCGGCGCTACAGATCATATTTACTACTACAGTCGGGAGAATTACTAGAGGATACCCTAATGGCCCAGAATGATGTAGAAGCGTTTGACGAGTTGCTCAATGAGCTTGCGCTTGGCGAACATAATCTTGACACCAACGTGTTAAAACTAGCGCTGATCGACTCCACGACCCCGATGGTAAAAACTCTGGCTATTCCTCACTGGGGGGGTACGGGCACCACCGACCTGTCCGCCAACGAATGTGCGACGGCGGGTACATATACCGGCCCGGTCACGCTTGCGAACAACGCGGTGACGAATAACGCGGGCACCATTGAGATCGACTGGGACGACCCGAGTGCATGGGCAGCTAATGCATCGAACGATACCGATACTAAATGGGCCGTTGTTTACAACGACACTCACGCTGACAAACACTGTATTGGCTGGGTGGATCTTGGTACAGCGTTTAACCATACTACAGGTACGCTGACTATCACCTTCGGTGCTCCGGCGATGACGCTTAACCAAGCAGTTTAAACTAGCGTCCAAAAAGGACTCCCCCGGCCCGTATATCGGGGACTGGGCGAGTCCTTTTTTATTGGGAGAGGGTAAGTGACAATAGCTGCAGACATTGGCCTAGAGAACATATACAGGGCCAACGGCACCAGCCAGCAGATCAGCATCGACATCACAGGTGTATCCAACGGTAACAAGGTTCTCATAGTCCTGTGTATGGGCGGCGCGGAGAAGGCTGCTACCGACGCTGGCAGTGACAGCTTTTCTGATGCTGATTTCGCTACCGAGTGGCTGCGAGGCCAAGGGCTTGTATACCACATATTCTATAAAGTCTCTGATGGCACTGAGACAACCATTACCTTCGATGGTAACGTCCTCAATGATGGTTCGTGGTTCGCTGTAGCTTACGAGACATCAGGCGGCCTGCTGACAGCGTCCAACATTTCTATGTCCGGCCTAGTTATGACCGGCACGAATTCTTACCTGAACATCCCGCTGAGAACCTACGACCCCGGTGGTTTAGCTATTACGATCGGCGGTTTCGGGGACGCTACGGGGGTGAACTGGTCTGGGACTGTGAATTGGCTGAGCACAACGGCCAATGAGCGCCCAACTATAGGCAATTACACAGCCCCGGACGCTACCACCTTATTCTGTGACATGTACCAGTATGTGCAGGGGCCGGAAAACACCGATGAAGACCACAGGGGCGCGTTCCGACTGAATACGTCAGCTTCTATAAACTCGTTCACCCACAGCAATATCGCTAACATTATCTGGAAGTACGATTCGTATATGGCCATGACGGATAACATGGCAGAGACTGTTACAGCCGGAGAGAATGTAATAACGTCCGGCACATTAACGGATGCGTCGGTAGGCAAGGTGTACACCTACGTAAAAACGAGCAGCTCATCACCCTCTACCGCAGCTATGGAGTCCGGAGCTGGCTCGGTATATCACGGGTACACCGATCTTGTGGCCAGTGAATCTGCGGTGGACCATGCGATAAGCCCTCCGGGGCTGATTATCGGCGGCGATAACTACTATGCCCACGCTATGCACTTTGCTTACGGCAATCCGGGGGCTAGAAGGAAAGTACCTTTTACGGCGGCGGGTGTAACAGTCCAAGGCACCACAGAAGCACTGGAATTTGCTGGCACAGACGCCACCATAACCATTGTTTATTTACCAACGGATATTACTAATGTAACCCCTGACAACTTTGAGGACACCGATACTGGGATTGTCGTAGATGTGCTGGTGTCCCCCGGTGATGATCTCTCTGCAGCTAAGTTATTTATAGGCAGGGTGGAGCATACAATCACCGGCCGCACTGCTACAACCCTTACGTTCACTGTTG